AGTCGTCACAGATTGACCTATTTTTCGATGATATCCAGCATGAGTTTCAAGACCACGCTCTGGCGGTGAAAAAGAAGTGCTTTTACATTGACGGTAAACTTGCTGGATGGGCACTGCCTTTGTCGAGAGCTTCTCAATTCAAGTCGGTGCCGTTCCCATATGTGACCAAGATTCTGTTTGACGAGTTCATTATAGACCAAGGGCTGATAAGGTATCTGCCCGATGAAGTACAGACCTTTAATGAGATGTACTCAACGATTGCGAGACTAAGGGACGTTACGGTCCTGTTCTTGTCCAACGCAATAACATTCACTAACCCATATTTCCTGTATTACGATTTGTCTTTGCAGAAAGGGCAGAAGATACTACGCAAGAATGATATTCTTCTTGAGCTGGTAGACAGTCCATCTTACACGGAGAAAGCAAAGTCAACCAGATTCGGAAAAATTATAGCCGAAACAGAGTACGGGAAATACGCTATTGAAAACGAGTTCTTGAGGGATACTGCCAGTTTCATCGAAAAGATGCCTTGCCCCGGAACGTGTATAATGACCATCAGAGTATCGGGAAATGAGCTTGGAGTATATACTATATTAGGCTCTGATTTGTGGTACATTACGGAAAGCTATGACCCTACCTGTAATAAGCATATTTCTCTAAGTGTAGATGAGCATGACGAGACAACAGAGCTACGAAACAGTAAAGACGCTCTTATATGGCTCGGAGCTTTGCAACAAAAATACTACCGGGGAGAAGTCAGGTTTACGACTATGAAAGCCAAAAATTTGATATCCAATTCCCTGATGATTTTAAGGAGGTAAATCAGTATGCCATATACAATCGAACAATGGAACGACCATATGCAGAAGGTCATCGGTGCCATGAATGACCAAGCCACCCTAACCTCTTTAGTTACACAAGCCAGTGACGAATACACGGGCCTGTTTGCAACTAATACTACTCTATCTACTGAAAACGAACAACTGAAACAGGAAAATACCAGACTGAAAGAAGCTAATTTAGAGCTATTCCTACGGGTTGGTCAGCAAAACATTGACAAGACAGGTGGAAGTGGTCAATCCACCGAACAAAAAACAAAGGCCGAGACAATCACTGTCGAGGATTTATTCAAGGAGGTAAAGTAAATGTCTACTAAGATTCCAAACGCTGTTGATACAGTAAACGCCATTAGAAATGAAGCCAGCCAAGCCTATCGGGACGCTGTACCAGTGGCTACTCCCCGAAACATTCAGGACGTTGGTAACCCCATTCTGGAATACCAGTCCATACAGAACGAATTTCTGACTGCTCTGGTAAATAAGATTGCCGTTACCATTGTAGACCAGAAGATGTTTGAGAATCCTCTGGCATTTCTACGGAAGGGTTCTACCCCTCTGGGGCTGGATGTTGAAGACATCTATATCAACCCCGCCAAGGGTGCAAACTATGAGCCTGCTAACTTCCAAGGGATTTTGACCCCTGTTGACCCCGACGTAAAGGCGGCCTATTATCGCCGTAACCGTAGGGATAAGTACAAGGTCACTATCCGCAACGAGCAGTTGACCGCCGCCTTTGTAAGCTGGGGTGCTCTGGAAAACCTGATTGCAGGTATCGTAAACAGCCTGTATACTGGCAACACGATTGACGAGTTCAATCTTACCAAGTCTTTACTGGGTGGTGCTACCGCCAAAGCTAAGATGGTTCAGGAAGTGCTTGCTTTGCCCACTGTAAGCGCAGAGAACGCTACCGCTTTCCTGACCCGTCTGCGTGGTATCGCTTCCGCTATGTCTTTCCCCAGCTCTGACTATAACGCATATCAGCTTGTGGGCGGCTCTAGCCCTGCTACTTCTTGGACTTCCACCGAGGATTTGGTCATTTTGATTCGTGCTGACGTTGCCGCAAACGTGGATGTACAGAAGCTAAGTGCGGCCTTTAATCTGAGCTATGCTGATTATGTCGCCCGTCAGGTCATTGTTGACAAGTTTGACGGGGCCGATAATATGTATGCTTGGATTGGCGACCGTGGTGCCTTCCAGATTCGGGACAGTCTCCGTAAGATGACCGAGTTCTATAACTCCGAAGTTATGGCTTGGACTTACTGGTGGCACTGCTGGGACACCTTTGCTCTACGTCCTTGGGCTAATGGCGTGTCCTTTGTAACTGAGAAGTATACGGCCTGATTTAACTGGCCCGGATGGGCTTCCCGTCCGGGCCTTATTTAAGGTGGTGAAAATATGCCTGACTTTCAGCCCAACACTACGATACGTCTATACCAGAGCACAGGAGTAGACCCACAGAATCAGCCTTACTTTGAGAGTGAAGGGGCCAAACTGTCATGGTATGAAGGACGCTCCCCACTGTCCTTTACGGCTCAGAGCTATCAGAGGGAGAACAGGCATTATGCCAGAGTGAACGCAAAGTATAACTCTATCCGTAACTGTGATATGATGAGCTTTGTGAACGACAACGGAAAGACTGTCTTCTGCAATATCCTTTCCATTGAGTTTGTTAATCCCAACTGTACAGAAATCGAGTTTCAGACAGATTCCATGCAAACATTTATTGAATCCATTATATGGCGTGACTGCTGGGTAGAGCGGGAGATGCAGGAAGATGACTGGAATGGTGCAGTACCTTCCTTTAATAACCTGTTACCGGAAGGGCTTGAAACTGGCGTCCTGAAAAGACGTGTCATGCTTGACGGCACAGAGAAAAACTGGTCTGTGGTTGTACTGTCCGCATATGACGAGAACGCAGAGGACAACTATAACATCCAGATAAACGCTGGTGTGCCCATTGGTGTAAACAAGTTTGTATACGCCGCTGACAGCGGGGGAATGACTTCTCTTGGTGCTACTATAAGAAACTACGCCGAAAAGGGACGGCTTGACGGTATCCTTGGTATGTGGGTATGTCCTACCAGAATAGCTGTATCCAATAACTTTGTTGAAATGTGGACACACGTTGCCACAGTAGGGTACGATAATATTGACGGATATTCCGTAAAGAACGCAAAGTGTTTCAGCAGTGAGTTCTTTAAGGTGGAGCTTACCAACAGGCAGGGAGATTCTGTGGAATTACGCCCTGAGTATTTCCCGAATCCAACTACCATGCAGTTTCAGGCTGGCGGAGCTTTTCTAGCCGGGGCTGGTGGTGTGCTTGTCTATCCCAACAATTACATGGAGGGAGACGAAGCAGTTAACAAGACGCTGGGTGTGGTCATTCCTATCAATGTACAGGGTGCTTGGGTAGGAAACGCCTTTGCTAACTGGGTAAGTCAGAACAGGACCCAGCTTGCTTCCTCTATTATAGGCGGCATTGGAACAGCCGCTGTGGCCGCTGGAAGTATGCTGTTGGCGGCTCCAACTGGTGGAACGTCACTCGCTGTCGGCGGTAGTGTCCTTGCTGGTGGGGGAGCGGCGGTAGCAGGTACTACTATGGGAGTAACTAATGCCCTACACTCCGCACTTGGGACCATCGGTAAAGTAATGGACAAGTCGGTTGACCCTGCCCAAGCTATGGGTGGAGTAACCACAGGTGCCCTTGCGATTGCCGCTGATTCCTGGGGATATCTGGTCAACCTGCTGTTCCCGGATGCCGCCGTGATAGAGAGCATTGACAACTTCTTTTCCGTGTTCGGGTATAAAACCTGTCGTATGAAAAAGCCAAACGTAAATACCCGTCCCTATTGGAATTATGTGAAGTGCTCCCCGTCCGTTGTAAGCGGCCCATTCAACAGCACAGATAGAGCCAACATACAGGCGGCACTGGATAACGGCGTTACATTCTGGCACGTTGGAAATGGCGTTGAGATAGGCGACTACTCTAAAGACAATAGATAAGAAAGGAGGGGTTATATGCCGTTAGGTCTGTTCGGTATGGAGCTTCTAACGTCAACATACTGCCCAAACAACCCGTTGGGAGATATGTATGTTAAAACCGAAGCGCAGATGGAGAATAGCAAGCTGTTTATGGAGATGTACAACCGCTATTCTAACATTGCTGTCACACGGTATGACTGGAAGAATTTACCCATAGGAGTTAATGAGAGGTTGCTCAACATGAGCCTGTATCTAGTTGGAAAGGCTTGCTTCTTTGAACATGAAGATTATGGACTTATAGCATTACCCTGTTCTAATGGTTCTGAATACAATCTATTTTATGAGCCTACCAGAATCAACGCTTTTTCCTTTGGATTCACAAGGACCCTTTCCTTTGGTGAGTTTGAGCTTGTAAGGAACAATCCTACGGGCACTCCAACAGCACTTACAGTATACACCTATATAAAGCGCATGATGGACGTACTCCGTTCTATTGACGTAGTATGTGCCAGAATGAAACGGCCATATCTGATTCTCTGTGAAGAAAAGCAGAAGCTCACTTTTATAAACCTCTTGAAGCGAATAAAGGACAATGAAGATATTGTACTTGCTTTCAAAAACTACGGCATTGATAAATCTAACTTTGAAGTTGCTCCGCTCCCGTCCATTGGGAACATCGACCAACTGTGGAAAACATACAGGACGTATGAAGATATCCTGTATTCCGCTATTGGGCTTGACAGCAAGGGAGACGACAAGAAAGAGCGTCTTCTAGTGGATGAAGTAAACGCCAATAACATGGTAACGGAAATGGCTAATGAAGTCAACCTGAAACAGCTACGGCTTGACATAGAGAAAGTCAACCGTAGATACGGCACCAATATAGAGGTTGATATCAAAGAGCTATCCACCTATGATTATGACAGCGGCTTTGGAGGTGGGGCAAGTGAGTAGATACACAATGGAGCTTGGAAAGCTGGTCGGCTCTGGATATGAAATATTCGATGATAGCTGGACCACATTTGTGGAAATGCACAAGAAGGAATTGTGTGATAAAATCATCAGACACTATTTCTTCTATGAGATTGGTCAGGAAACTCCTGACAGATTCAAGCACTATCTCAATGAGCATCTAGCAAGAATAATGCCATACTACAATCAGCTTTACAAGTCTGAACTGCTGGAAATAATCCCCTTGTATAACCACTTCTTGGAGACAAACTCCAATGATTTAAGAGAACTTGGTTTTACTGGTGTCTCCGCCAGCCGGAACGATGTTGATTCCATCCGGAATATGTATAACTCGCTTGCCCAGTTAAATGACCGCAGAATCACTGACGAAAATAAGCGTGACTTTACCGGGCATACGGAGGGAACATCCAATAAGGAGAGCACGGAAAATCTGAACGAGACAATCAATATCACCAAGACCACTGACCAGAGTGAGAATGGAACAAAGACCTCTAACATCGACACCACTGGTCACGTCACGGAAACAACCGATACCACTTCAAAGGTGAATAAAACTGGAAACGTGACGGAAGAAATGTCGGATACTCTGAGCGGCACTAAAGACACAACGTCTAATGCTACGTCCAACGGGACAAAAGAACAGCGGTACTCCGATACTCCCCAAGGTACGGTATCTAGCTCTGGTGTAGAGATAATGAATAATTATCTGACCAACTACACCAAAGATACAACTAATGAAACGACCAATTCGACTAGCAAGGAAGAACTGCAAAACACGGAAGAAAAGAACACTAAAACAGACAGTACAGAAACAGAGAATGGAGAAAGCAACACTAGCAAGACTACTGAAAGCACAGGTAACACGTCAGAGGACACAAACACTACTGGAAAGTTAGACAAGAGCGAAACAGAGGACCACACAAGAGAGCAGACAACTACTTTCAATGAAAACCAAAACACTACCGGAGATTCTACTGAAAAGGAGAATAACAAAGGCTACGAAAACACCAAAGAGGATAATAAGCAATTCTCTAATGGTGCTGACAAGCACAAGGAAACCACTTTAGGTACTTCTTCAAATCAGGAGGATACAAAGGAAACCAAGAACAGCAACGCTACTGTAAAGGGATTTATCAATGCAAGTCAGTCTGAGTTGTTGCTTAAGTTCAGGAGCACGTTCCTGAATATTGACGAGGACATTATAAAAGAGCTTGCCGTTGACTTTATGGGGGTGTTCTAATGAAAGAACATGTATGCGTTGTAGCCGGAATTATAGGAGGAACAGCCGTGAAGCTATTGGGAGGTTTTGACTACTCTCTAATGGCGATGTTTACACTGATGCTTATAGATATCATTCTTGGGTTTATAAGCGCCGCAGTATTCAAGCTAAGTAAATATGGCAACGGTGTTTCTTCCGAAGCTCTGGCTAAAGGGGCACTGAGAAAGTGTTCTATGCTGTGCATTATCATCATAGGAACAATCATTGATAATCTGTTCGGTATGGACTACGTTAGAAACGCTATTGTATTCTACTTTATAGCCACAGAGGGTATCAGCATCTTAGAGCACCTGATTGACATGGATGTTAGGGTCCCGTACTTTATTGTTAAAATACTGGACAGCATGGAGAAGAAATACGATGATGCAGAGGATGGTAACAATGAGACTGATTAAGCAGATACTAGAAAAGAACGATTGTTATAAAGCTGGGGTGGGGTTCACAGTAAAAGGTCTAATGCTACACTCCACAGGCGCAAACAATCCCAACGTGTCCAGATATGTACCCGGCTCTGATATCCTTGGGTACAACAAGTACAATAACCACTGGAATCAGCCCAGACCGGGAGGTCGCTCTGTATGCGTACACGGGTTTATTGGCCGAGCCGCAGACGAAAATATTTGCACAGTACAGACGTTACCTTGGGACATGAAGGCTTGGCATTGTGGAGGGTACGCCAACAATACCCATATCGGTGTCGAGATGTGTGAGGACAGTATGCTTGATAAACACCATCTCACCTTGTGCCTGAACGAAGCCGCCGACCTGTTTGCCTTTCTTTGTATTACGTTTAACCTTGACCCCACCAAAAAAGGGGTTATCATCTCCCACAAGGAAGGGCATGATATGGGATGGGCAAGCGGACACGGTGACCCGGACCACTGGATGCAAAAATTTAATCTTACAATGGATGACTTCCGTTCGATGGTAATTGACAGGTGCAATAAACTAAAGGAGGAATTAACAGATATGGACCAAAACAAGTTCAACGAAATGATGGAGGTATATCTCTCCCAGCGTGCCAATTTCGCTGGAAGTGATTACGCCAAAAATGCCATGGAGAGAATGGCCGCAAGAAAGATAATCACGAACGAGAATCCACAGGGATTCGTAACCCGTGAAATGCTCATGTTCATTCTCGACAAGGTAAATGTATAAGGAGGTCGCACTATGGAATACTATCCTACCAGACCCAATAACCCCTATCAGGACGATTGTAGGCCCAAACCTGACTGTGGATGTACTCCACCGCCTACTGTCTGTCCCCCGCAAAAGCCCCCTGTATGTCAGCCGCCCCAGCCTGTAATGGGACAGATTCCCCCTGTACCAACTGTGATTGAAGGCTCTAGCCTTTATGAAGCTATGGGCAAGGTTATTGAGCGGACCAATATGTGTATCAATCAGTGGAATTGTATTAGCAAGAACTGTTATGAAGCTATGAACGCTTGCGTGGCGGCGGCCCGTTCCAATGACGTGTACTATGACGATTGCGAGGTAAACTACCAAGAGGGCTACGATACCACAGAGGGATGCGCCTACGCAATCGTAGAGAAGAAGGCTGTTGACCGAAAGGGAAAGCCTATCTTTGTAAGTTTGGCCCCTGCCTATGATAACACCACTAACAGCGGCGTGGAACAGGGAATCTTTGACATGTCCTTTATCAAGTCCGCTAACGTCATTATGACCGCTGTTCAGGCTGGCTCTGATAAATGGTTCGGTCCTGCAATGTACCGTGGAGCCGCTATCCCCGGCGAGAGTAACCCTGATGGCTACGTCTATGGATTCAATCGCCATGGTGCCCTGCGCTACTTTAAGGGAGACGTGACGGAGACTACCTTGTGTCAAAACCAGATGGTAGATGTCATCGGTGGTTGCGTGCCCATCATCTATGACAGTAAGATTATTGACGGTGTGGAAGCCATGACCCAGAAGCAGGCTGTCTGCGCTATCGGATTCAACTGTGGGACCGGCTCCGTGTTCTTCTTCTCCTGCTCCGCTCAGAATCAGCCGGGAATGGGTATCGCTTCCGTTGCAAGAATCTTACAGGGCTATGGCTGTACAACCGCTGTTGTAACGTCCGCTACTACCAACACTCCCGCCGCCACTGGCGAGGGTATGCTGTACATGGGCCAGATGACCACTGACCCCGTAAACGCCAAAGAGCCTAAGAATCTGGCTTACTGGGTCATCTCTAAATGCCCAAATTTTAATAATGCGTTCCAGAAAGAGGTTGCTGACCTTGTTCAGACCACTGGACGGAACGCATGGGAGACGTACCTGCTGGGAGTGCAGATTCAGTCCTTTGACGACCGCATTACTCAAAACGCAAAGGATATCGCCGCTGAAATCGAACGTGCTACAGCCGCTGAGAAAGCACTTGACCAAAAAATTGAATCGGAGACAGACCGGGCAGAAGCGGCAGAGGATGCTCTTGACAAGAAAATCGATGCCGAGACTGAACGTGCCAAGGCCGCTGAACAGGCTCTGGACAATAAGATTGTTGCGGAGACTAACCGTGCTACCGCCGCCGAGAACAAAATTGCCAGTGACTTACAGGCAGAGGTTACCCGTGCCACTACCAGAGAGAACCAGATTCAGGCCGCTTTGGATGCCGAAATTGCCGCTAGAATCGCCGCTGATAATGACCTTATCAACGCTATTGAACAGGAAGTCCTTGCCAGAAAAGCCGCTGACGTTGCGCTGGAAAACCAGATTGACGCAGTAGACAAGAAAATCCAGACGCAAATCACTAACATTAAGGGAAATATCACTAATCTGGAAACGCAGATTAACGGTATGACCACTGGACAGACCAATCTACCCTACCTGAAACTAACTGGTGGACAACTTACTGGTAATCTGACTTTTACCTCTGGCTCTACTGTTGTAGCAGGTCGTGCGCCTACCGCAGACAATGAGGTAGCGACCAAGAAATATGTGGATGACGCTGTGCAGACTGGCGGTGGAGGTACTGGCACTGACGTATCTAAGGAGTACGTTGACCAGCAAATTTCTAATGTACAGGGACAGGTTGACACGAAGGTGAGCAAAAGCGGCGATACCATGACTGGCTCTCTGAACTTCAACGGGAATACCGTCGTAAATCCTGTGCTTGAATCCAACATCGGAATCAAGGTTCAGTCCAGCTCTGCCGGTGCCGCCGGTAAGGTTACTAACCTTGCCGCCCCCAGTGCTGACAGTGATGCGGCTAATAAGAAGTATGTCGATAACGGGATTAAGCAGGTAAAACAGGAAATCAGTGGAGAGCTTGGTGGGGAATATCTAGCTCTTACTGGCGGCGACATGACAGGCGATATCAACATGACCGGAAATTCCGTAGTCAAGTTCTATGACCCAATTGCCGCCCGTGCAAGAGCAAGGAATCTCACCGACCAGATGGTTAAGGGTTCTGTATACAATGACGCTGACGCTATGGTGGTCAAGTCTGAGACTGGTCCGGTTGCTTTAAAGGGTACTGACGTATCTCTCTCCAATGGAGAAGGAGGAGAAATTGCTATTTCTGGTGTAACCGAGATTCGCCGCAAGAAGAACGACCCCAACTCTGGTGCGGTCAAACTCAATGACGACCTGATTAACTTGGCCGCTGATACTGTACTGGTGGGACAGAATGGCTCCATGCAGGGTGAAATCAGTGCTGGAACCATTAACCTCTATGATGGTAGCGGGGCGGCTGTACTGAAACGGCACAACAGTCACTTGGATATCAATGTTCCTGATGCTCTTGGCTCCGTTTACATTAACCGGAATCAGACAGAGGGCGGTACAGGTGAACTGCACCTGACGGAGATTCATGCACCTAATGAATTGCGCCTGAATCCGGGGACTAATGTAAATGTACTATCTAAGAGAATTACTGGCTTGTCTAATGGTACTGCCAACACTGACGCTGTAAACCTGTCCCAGTTGAACGGGGTAAAGACGATTGCACAGAACGCACAGACCGCCGCTAACAATGCTAGCTCTAAGGCTGACCAAGCACTAGAAAAGGCGGAGAATGTGGGCGGAAGTATATTCGCTTGTGATATTTCCACCTTTAGCGACGCATTTCATATTACAACAAAGCTTCTTTCTATGAAAACTGGACAGCCAATTAACATTCAAATAGATTTTCTTAAAGTCGATATGTCAGGAAGCGAGATTCACGGCGCTTACAATGTCAACGGAATTATTCAAATTCTAGGAAGAATAAAGTTGACAGGCTCTACCATTATTAGATTATCTAATAGTTCAGGCCATTCCTTTAAATTTCCTATCATTCATTACTATGCAGGCCCTAATGATAGTCAACTAATGTCGAATAACCCAAAGAAAACTGCTGGCACTGTTGAGTTTCCTCTTGGGACTTCTTCTGATACAGGCAAAGTGTACCAAGGTATAGTCATTTCAGGCCAAGAGGGAACGTCGCTTTATATGTATGCGCCGTAATTTAAATTCCCCTCTCCGAATGGAGAGGGGAATTTTGTTAATCATTGTACCACATTAGAGCACCGCTGTACCAGAAAATAAAGCACTTGTCAACACTTTTCTAAAAACTTTTTCAAGAAAATTTTAACGACTGGCAATATGACCCTTCCCAGAGTGCGTATCGCTACGAACAGTACAGCGT